CCAATTGCGTAAAACCAAGGGGAAGATCTACGCGCCGCTCAAATACTTCAGGGGGCTTGAGACCCTGGGACAGGTTGAGACCCGCTACAAGAAAATGCTTCGCAGGGATTATAGACGATTCAAGACGGACAAGGGACAAAAGACGAAGACTTCCTCCTACACCCAGAGGTTCAGAAAGAGATACGGACCCAAAGTCAAATCCCTCCCTGAAATTAGTAAAGCTACCGGCATTCCTCTGAAGACTGTGAAGACCGTGTACAAGAGGGGACTCGCCGCGTGGAGAACCGGGCATCGACCGGGAGCTTCTCCACAAGCGTGGGGGTACGCGAGGGTGTATAGTTTTGCCACTAAGGGTAAGACGTACTATACGGCTGATAAAGATTTGCGGTAATTTTTGTAATCTTTATCTATGTATATTACACAAATGATCGGTGCCATCCAGGGTATTGAGACCTTACGCCAATTGACCTCAAAGAATGTCGAGTGTGACAGTACTTTCAAACACATGTGCTCCGAGGATAAAAAAAAATCTCAGAAATGTCCGAAATGTAATTTTACATACTGCTCGTATCACATTAAAATCAATAACAGTTACTTTGGACAGGGGGGTCACATATGTCCAGACACATGAGGATTCGCTTTAGAAATTTTGAACGCGTAAGCAGGTACCGAACCCTTCGGTGGTTTCTTACAGAAAATTTTACAGTCACAGCAATCTTTCACGGATATGAGCTGATTTTTAGTCGCGTAACATCGTGTCGGTAACATAATATCTTTGGAGAGGTACCGAATTATCTGGTCTGTGAGTATCATCCTATTTTAAATCATCTTTAAAAATTGGGTCTCAATTTTTAAATGTGAATTTTTAATTACAATTACTAAAATACCTCGTATGAGTATTTAGTTAGAGAACGCGAGACCGCCCATGCCTGATTGGATACGGAGGACGTTGTAGTTGGTCGCGAACATGTGGAGGTTGGTCGCGTTAAGGGCGCCGGCCGTGGTGATGGACACCTGCGCGTTGTCGATGCGGCTGAAGTTGCACGTGCCGGTGGGCTGATGTTCTTCGGGGCGAAGTGCGAAGCTATAGGCATATACACCGGGGAACGGGGAACCGCTGAAGTGGTGGTAGGGCTGCACCTGGTTGAAGTACTTACCACCCTGAGCCTTGAAGCGGTCCTGACCGTTCAGGACGAGCTTGAAGTCGGTCATCGCACCCTGAGCCTCCTCGGTCCAGGCCTCGCGGTCGGCGTGGCCGGCGGTCAAGACAACGGGGGCACCGGTCGCGGCCGAAATGGGAAGCGCCTGATCACCGACAGCGGTGGATGAGGACGAGGTACCCGCCGAGATGGCGAGGTGGTCCGCCTGGCCGACGGACTTACCGAAAGACCAGAGAGAGTCAGCGGAAGTGCCGGTGAGGCACCACATCAGGCTCTTGACCGGATGATTGAACGAGAGACGAATCTGCTTGGTTCCGGTGGCGTCAACGGTATCAACTCCAGTGTGCTGGGTTTGCTCAATGAGGTACTCGTGGCCCTTCTGCGCAAAACGACGACGCTCCTCCGTGTCGAGGTAGATGTAATTAGCGTACACCTTGAAGGTGCCGGGGTTGCAGTAGGTGGTGAAGTCGGACGCGAGGTCGAAGTCCACACGAACTTCGTGGTATTGAAGTGCGATGAGCGGCAGCGCGAGCCCCATGTTCCTGTTGAAGAAGAACAGGAGGGGGAGGAACACCTTGTTGCCGTCGCTGGCGGTCGTCATCTTGCCGTACTGAGCCTTCTTCGCTTCGTCGTAGTACAGCTCGGAGTAGAGACGCCAGTACTTCTGGTAGAGTTTGTCCACCCTTTGACCCCCAATTGATAATTCTACGGAGGAGACAGCACGCTCGGCGACCCAGCAAGAGACACCGGAGGTCTGCGCGTTGGACTCGAGCTCCACGTACATTTCGCCGACGAGGTCACCGTTACGGGCGACGGTCACGGAGACGCGGCCGGAGTTGCCGGGGTTGCCGTTGAGGGTCTGCTCGATGTTCTCCATAGCGAAGTTGGTATGGCGCTTGTACTTGGCCTGGTAGAAGGTAACTTCGGGGTTACCGGTGAGGTACACGTCTTGCGCGCCGTAGGCGACTAACTGCATGAGTCCGCCAGCCATTTTGAAAGTTGTTGTACTATAAGCAGAGAAAATAATTTTGGACCATGTCCACGCGCGCGGAAATTTTCGTCTCGATTTTTCTCAGTAGATTTCAAATGTCCACCAAGCCGCAGCCTGAAGAAATTCCCGAAGACCAGATGGAGGAAGGTGAGATCATCGACGACGAGGAGATCGACGACGACGAACTCATGGAATTCGAAGATGAAGTTGACATCGCGTCTCTGATGACATCGCTCCTCGCGACCGACGAAGGCGACACGATCTGCACCGCTCTGGTCGCGATCGGGCAGCAGCTTCAGACCCAAAATAGGATACTGGTTAAAATTTTCAGCGAACTTAAGGGATAAAATCAGTTAAGGAGAAATTTTGTATAATATGTAACATGGAAGAACTTCACTTCATCGATGACGAACCGGATCGCTACCAAGCACTACTGGAGCTGGAGAAACGGTCAATCGAGTCTATGAATGTTGAACAAGTAATCTCAACCCTAGAAATTTTCGAAAATGCGTGGGATCTCAGGCGGAGCTGTCATCGCAACGCCCGCGAGTTGGGGTACAGACAATTCATCCACAAGGACCACTGGGACCACAATGGCGAACCCCTCATTTCAAAAATAGACATTCGTGCCATAAAAGGAATCAAAGATCGTCAGAGGCGGTACCTTCTCAACCTTCGAACGAGGATGGGTGTTCTGAACATAAAAAACAAACCAGACGAAGACGGTATCACCCTCTTGAAGAGGATCAATTCGGTCGGAAAACAACTGAAAGATGGTTTTGATAACGTCAGGCGCCACTGGAACGCTTTCGAACGCGTCGTCAACCCCACGGCCGAACCTCTCATCAGCTGCTTCTCCGATCCCCTTGCCATGGACGAAGACGAAGTCGAGAAGTGCAGTCCGTACCAGAAGTGCATCATCCATTCCCTGGAGGAGGCGCACAGACAGGGATTGAGACGATACCATGACTCGTGTTACGAAGAGATTCGCAGTCCTTCCGGATACGGCACGCGCGCTTGGAAACCCAAGTTCGAAATCATCCAGTTTGTGTATTCTCTCGCACCGAAAGATGATGAGTTTGAAAATTGGAAAAATTTCACGAGTAAAGGTGGTTGTTACAAGGACGTGGCCAATCACCTGACTAACTGCTACGATCCCCAGTTTCCAGCCATAGAGAAGAGGAGACACGTTTGGTCGTTTCGCAACGGTCTCTTCTGTGGAAAAGAGGACGGCCCACAAAACGAAGGTCATCCGACCTGCAAGTTTTACCCGTACGACAGCCACGACTTTCGAGTCCTGGACCCTTCCATCATCTCCTGTAAGTATTTCGATCAAGACTTTATCGACTTTTCGCATATCGACGATTGGTTCCATATCCCCACACCCAACTTCGACACCATCCTACAATACCAGGGTTTCGAAGAGGATGTGCAAAAGTGGGCCTACGTGATGGGAGGTAGGTTATGCTACGACGTTTCAGAATTAGACAAGTGGCAGGTTATACCGTTCATGAAAGGAATCGCGAGAAGTGGAAAGAGTACCCTGATAAACAACGTCTTTCAGCGTTTTTATCAAAGCGAAGATGTGAAGACACTTGGCAACAACATCGAGCGAAAGTTCGGGCTTTCGGCAATCAAGGACGCGCTGATGTTCGTCGCGCCGGAGGTCAAAGGTGACCTGGCACTCGAACAGGCGGAGTTCCAGTCGCTCGTTTCGGGTGAGGGGATCGCGATCAACGTCAAGAACAAGACGGCGCAGAGCCTCCCAAACTGGAAAGTTCCCGGTATTCTGGGCGGCAACGAAGTTCCCAACTGGAACGATAAATCCGGTTCCGTCCTTCGTCGTATTCTTCCCTGGAACTTTACGAAGCAGGTACAGGAGGCGGATCCCAACCTAGACAAAAAGCTCGCGGCCGAGCTTCCGGCGATCCTGTGCAAATGCATCCGCGGGTACCTCGAATATTCCGAGAAGTACAGCGGCCGAGATATTTGGAATGTAGTTCCCCCGTACTTCAAAATTATCCAGAACCAAGTGGCCATGGTGGCGAATACCCTTCATCACTTCCTGAACTCGGTGCGTGTTATCAAGGAGGAGGGTAAGTTCGTACCCGAGGACATCTTTCACCAGGCGTACAACACACACTGCGCGCGCTCACTCAAGGGTAAGAAGCCGGATCTGTTCAATCCGGATTTTTACATTGGGCCGTTCTCGACGTATGGAATCACTGTCAGGACCTGTGCGATCAATTACAATGGTCGCGAGTACCCAGCTCAGCCCGTGTTTTTCGGGGTCGATGTGATCGAGGAGGAATTGATGGTTGGCAACAATCACTAAAAAAATATGTCTGTATAGTAATATGGACGCTCGGAACTTCGTCAAAGAGTCCGGTTTCAAGGTTCAGACCGAGAATGAAACCGCGAGACGCGCGCGAATGGCTCGAAGGGAGGATATCGTGCGTAAACAACTCCTCCGTGATCCCACCCCCATCACGACTCCTCCTCCGCCACGACCACAACCCATGTGTCGAAACCCTCTCGAGAACGAGTTCTCCCCTCGACCCGCACCACCCGTGATCGTTAGGGCTGCACCGATCCCACCTCCGGCTCAACCTAGAGTTAGAACTGTCATTAAATATAAGATTGTGCGACGTCCCATTAAAAAAACCACACATCACGACGACGTGATTCGTAATCAACTCAAGCGCTGCTTCGGGTGCAAGTGGATGCGTCGTTACAAACCAAACCTGACCAGGGATATGTGGAGGGTGAAACGTGAACTCACCAACGGTGGCAGCGCCAGGGAGGTGGAGCGTCGTATGGTCAACCACTGGAAGCGAATCCGGATGAAAAAGTTAGAAAAGATCTACTTGATGAAAAACGCCTCCGTGCGTGGAATTCCCTATCACTCCCGAAACGCGTGGCGAGACGCCGTCTCCAATTATATAATGAACTATAAGAGGACACATAATCGTCGCTCTCCCACCAAAAAGCGTATGCGACTTTACAAGAAAAGGTGGTTAAAAAAGAGACGCGAGGAATTGAAAAATGCAACTTCTGCAAAGCGTAGACGAAAGGCTTCGACTGGGCGTAAGAAGGTACGGGCACGGCGTTAGAGTCCGGGCACCCAAACATTCGTGGATGGAGATGTGTAGAGAAGAACTTCTTGACGCGTTCATATATATCATTGCCGATTACATACGCTACAAGGGTATTATATCTAATGGACGAGACGACAATGAGCTCATAAGATCCGTAGCTAATAACTGGTCGGAAATAGACAGCTCACAACACAGGATGCTCCTATGGAATCTCACCAGGATGTTGGACAACGAACTCTTCTGCGATGTACAGGCAAATCATGACTAAGTTGACAACATCTATCAAACGTGGTGTCAAAAACATCTTATTCTTCTATTTATAGTTTTCGTCGGTTCCGCGAGTTGCTTAAGATGGATCGTATGATAGCTGAAGGTGAACTCTGGAAAGGTCTCCTTTATTTTTTTTGAGATTGCGTTCCCCTGCTGCGAGTACGGAATGCCGGTACAGACCGCATTCTGCTCCAGTCCCAAAAGTTGGTTCTCCATGTCGACGAAATCCTTCAGCTTTTGGGCACTGACACCGCTTCTGTGCATATTGTTGTACATTTTCTCACTCTCTCCATCACTGAGGTGGAAGAAGCGAGACCCCTGAACAGACTGTTTCTCGTGCATAAGACAAAGT